AATACTGTCCATACTTCAACTATCTGTCTTTCATCCATGTGTGCTTATCTCCTCAATCTGATCTTGGGTTGCTTCTTCTAATTCAACTTCGTCGGTAATTACAACAGGCTTCATTTTTTCGTTGTATTGTGACATAACCATGTCAAGTTTAGGTCCAAGCCATTGCTTTCGATAATCGAGATGCTCTTCACCATCTAAGTCAATATACTTGAGTCGGTTACCTTGCTTAACTAACAGGTTCTTCTTCTCAAACAATTCAACTAGTCCGGAGTAAGGATTCATACCAGTTTCATAAGGAATCTTCACTTGCACACCTTCAAACGGTTTTGCATAACGAGTTTTCATTACTTTACAGCCAGCACGTATACCCATAACTTCTGATATCTTATTACCATCTTCGTCTTCTTTTAGTTTCATCTTCTTCATTGCAACAACAATACTTGATGCATAGATAAAGCCTGCGCCACCACTGATCTTATCATCTGGGTCAAACATATCTTGTGATGCGTATGTATGGTTAGTACATACTAAGCCTACGTTAAGTGAACCAATCATGTTAACTGTGTTACGAACAAGTGAAGTCAATGCCTTTGGCTTACGACCCATATCACCTTTCATATCACCTTTGTTAAACTGATCGACATCAGTAGGTGTTAGTAACATGCCCAACGAGTCAATAACAAATAGTACCTTAGGACGATCTTCTACGTCCATTGCACGATAGTCTGTAACAAATGTTGAGATAGTTTTTGCCACATCGTCGATCATACTCATATTGAGCTTGAGCAACTTCTCTGGACTTGTATCTACTTGCAATGCCTGCAACCAGCTCTCGTCAAGTGCATTCTCTGTGTCAATTAGGACTACAAAGATCTCTTGATCCTGTGCGTGTTTTATAATGTTGCCAGCGCAGAAATAACTCTTACCTGCTCCTGATTCGCCTGCAAACACAGTAACCTTACCTAGCGGAACACCTTTATGAAAGTCGCCACTAATAAGATAGTTTAGTGCATATGAGCCTGTTGAGATCCAATCTGTTGGATCATTAAACCCGCTACTCATGCCTTGAATACTTTTAGTTAAGTCCTTACGGAACTTACTTACGTCAAATGATTTAGCCATTATTTCTCCTATGATAAGCTAATAAGTGGAGAAGAATTACCTTCTCCACTCTTTAGTTTTTTACTACGATGCTTGGTTCTGTCTTGAACGGATCATTGCAAGAATATTAGCTGCGTCACCACCTTCTACTGCTGGAGCCACTGGTGCTACAGGAGCTTCAGCTACTGGTGCTACAACAACTGGTGCTTCCACTTGTGCAACTGGTGCAACTGGTGCCGGCGCTATCGGAGCACTTTGACTAGTTGCAGTTGCATTAGGTGATGCTACCTTAGTAGGGTCACCAGTTCTCGCTTGCATTCCTGCAGGACGGAAGTAGTTACTCCAACGTTCAGGATCATATGCTTCACCGTCTACTGACGCTTCAAACATTTCTTTGATTACCTTAACTGCAACATCATCAGGCTTCTTTGGAAGGAAGTCTGAAAAGTTAAATAGTCCATGTGCATTAACTGCTGCCATTTCGCTATCACCTAATGGACGATCTCTACGAGCCCAAGTTGATGTTGAATAGTCTGCATATCCGCCTTTACTAGTTTTATTAAGACGGAAGTCTACACCCGCAGTATAGTCTGTTGGAAGTTCTTCCATATCAGGATCCATAAGAGCCGCTTTAATAATTTGAAAAATTTGCGGACCAATAATAAATCTACGAATAGGATTTTCTGGTTTTGAATCATCTGTTAACGGATTGTCAGTTACGAATCCTTGGAAAATATACGAACGCTTTTTCCAATACTTACGACCCATGTCTTCTAGTGCTGGGTCTTTAAACCAAGCCCTAACTTCATTAAGTACGTCACAAGTTTCACCATACATTTCCATGCAAGGAACTTGTACTTGTACTGGTCGAGAATCAGTTTCGCCTTTAATTCCATTAAACGGAAGTTTGATCATCAAACGTTCTTTCCAAAAGAAAGTGTTTGTATCGTCTCCATCAGGTAGGAATCGAAGCGTTGCGCTTTCGCCTTCTTTGATATTCCAAAATGCGTAAATTGCGTTATCACCGCCTTGTTGACGGTTACCACCGGTATTTGCTTCTTGCTCTTTGAGCTTCGCCCGGATTTCTGCTAATGTTGCCATAGTTTAAGCCTCCTAAATGTTTGCCTATGTGCAGAGTAACATGTGTTACTCTAAGTGCCTTAATAGTGTAGCACAAGTATATACTACACTAATATATAGCAGAAGTCAACCTCTTTCTGCTAAATTCTGAGTTTATTTTTATATGCCTGATAATTCTCTAATTCTAGTTAATTCTTCCATGTTATCGTCTTGATGTGCATGTTGTACAGCATCTTCTCGATCGTACTGTTCGTCTTCTTGTTCGTTGTGTACCGCAGTTCGTTCTAAGTCGTCTGATTCAGCATGTTCTGCAAATGTAGTATGCATTCTTTCAATAAAGTTTTTACATGGTTCAATAAACTGTTCGCCGTAGTCTTTTTCTACTGCTGTTAGTATTGCTGTTTCACCTTTTGGAAATGCTCCTGTTTCTCTATCGTACATTGACATAATGTATTCTGTTACAGGTAACTGTGGTTTTTCTGGTTCGTGTTCCTCGTCAGCAAACTGTCCCATAGCTTTTTCAAAAGCTGCATCAATTTCTTCGTCATATGATTTGAAGCCTCCTGGTGGAAGACCACGTGATCCGCCTCCGCTCATACTGCCCATGAAGTAACCAATTTCTAATTTCATGCCTGGCTGTAATTCTGTTGGGTCACTAATACCGTTTAGTTCTAGTATATCTTGTGCGCCTGCTTTAACGTCACCATCGTAGTTACTGTCAGCAAATCGTTTTGCAATTGCCCAAATAGTATCGCCTGGCTTAACCATATAAGATTCTGCAGGTTGTTCACCTTCTGCTACTTTTGCTTTCCAGTTACTGCCTTGTTCGTCATCACAATCGTGTTTGCAATCTGTTGTAGGCTTGTGCATTTCATCGCCACAATCTTTGCATATCATTACTTCTTTGCCTTCATCTAATAGATCATCAGCAGTTAATTCACTAGCTTTAGTTGCTTCACTAACTAACTTATATATGTAAGGAAATACATCTTTAAGTTCTTCGTTGAACTGTTTAATAGTTAATTGATCAATCCAGTTTTCAGCAACATCTGACGGAACATCTTCTAGTACTGGTTTTACAAATGTTTCAGCTATCTTTTTATATTGTGATTCTTTTTGGATATTTTCAATGGTCTTTTTTACACTTTGAATTCTATCATTAACAACGCTAGTATAATCTGCTAGTCCCTCTGCCATCACTGCACTACGGCCCATATACGATTTAAATTTCTTTAGCTTTGATAATTCTTCTGATAACCCAACAATATGTGTACCAAAATCATCAAATGGCATTCCGCCTTCAGCAACATGTCGAGCCATTGCTCTTGCGCCATTTAAATGTTTAAACGGATATTTAAAACGTTCGCCTTCGGAACTTTCAATATAAATTGCACTAACATTTTTTGTACGTCCTGCACTGTGCTCTGGATTAATTGGGTTTGTATGTTTAATTGCTAGCCTAGCACCGCCTATATTTTGGTAACTAGTTTTACTTGTTCCGTACATTGTACTCTCCATTGTGATGTCCCCTGGGCGATTTGCTGCTAAAAATTGATAATCTCTCTTGTCTAAGTTAGACTTATTAATATCTCTAGTATCAAAGTTAAGCATACGTTTTTTTGCAAATACTCGTATTTCTTTTAAAAAGTCATACCAGGCATTTTTAGTAAGTGTGTCTTCTTGAGTTACAAAGTCGTTACTATACATAATTGCAAGTGTGTCGTTTCCGACACTAACACTAACTTTACCTAAAGACCGTTCACCTTCTTTAAAGTCAAAGTCAAAATACCTAGCTTCTTTAGGTACATTGGTTACTTCGCCGTTGGCATTGCCAATAGTGACTGATGGAAATCGGCCTCTAATTTTATTAAAAAGTTCTTCTGCTATAATATTTAAATTTCTCATTGTAAACTATTTATCAATAATTCCTGCTAATGAAGATAGGCATTGGCGGTTCGTATTCTTCAACTTGATCTGCCTGAGTAAACGTATTGTACACTCTTGGATCCCAGTCTTTGAGTACTGCTATCATTCTGATTGCTAAAAGAGTTGCTGATATTAAATCGTCTGATCCGCCGCTTTTGGCTCTATAACTAGAACCTGTTGCTACATACGATTTCAACTCGCTAATTAATGGTTTAGAATTTATAACCATTTTAGTATTTTCAACCATAGTCTTTAGTCGACTACATGATGAAATCTTTGAACCATGTGTGGTGTTAAATCCCTTGCGGAACTTACGCACATGACCTTTTCGCATTGGTTCACTAACAAATAATCCTGGTATATGTTCTTCCCCAAAATCTTGTATTACAAGTAAACATGCTTCGCCAATGCCGTTATTTTCAACACTCCAATATATAGACGTTGACGATTTAATTTCATTTTCTATATACTTACAAACGTCTGCTAGT